TGATGGTTATGGCATGGCTGCTTATTACGAGGAAGGATGGCTGAGTTACCGAAAAACATTAGAAGGCCAGGTGGTGATTTGGTCTCCATTAGAAGCCCTTTCGCTCGCAGGGTGCTACTACCAGCGGAAGCAGACCTATGTAACACCCTTGGAATAACAAAAGAAGAGTATTTTCAATTTTTAGAAGAGGTTGCAGCAAAGGTAAAAGAAAGACCAAAAGAATATGATTTAATCCCTGATATTCAGGGTGATCCTGTTACAGCTTTTTTCGCTGCACATGGTGTTCAAATTGCAATTAGTGTTGCTTTAACTGTTGTTTCGTATCTTTTAACTCCTAAACCTAATAACGAATCAAGAACAAATAGAAGAACACCAGACATTGCAGGATCAAAAAGATTTAGCCCTACTTTTGCATTTAATAGTGTTCAAAGTTTAGCTGAATTAGGGGAAGTTATTCCTCTTGTTTTTGCTAATTATGAAGAGTACACAGATAGAGAGGACACAAAAACTTACGGAGGAATAAGAGTTGCTTCTCAGCTTGTATGGTCACAACTAGTTAGTTTGGGTCGTTACCAACAACTTAAAATACTTGCAATGTTCTCTTTAGGAGAATTAGCAGCAAAACCAGAGTTTAAAGGTTATGCTCTTGGAGATTTATTGTTATCTAATTATAATTCTGAAAAAATAGAATTAGAAAATAATAATATTCCATTTGTAAAAAAAGGTAGCGGGTCTAACCATAAAAAGTTTTTAATACCTGTAGGAGAAGAGGAAGATCAATATGCTTTTTCAGGAACAAGAAATCCTACGACACAGTCAGTATTTGGGGTTAGTAATCCAATGCCAAATGCGACATATTTTAGATTGCCTTATGAACTGCATCGTATTGGAAAAGCACCATCTGGAGATGCTTATAGTGACGCTGTAAATGCGTGGGCACCACAAGCTAGGTTTACGTTATGTCAAAGAAGAAAAAATTTAGGCAGGTGGCCTGCAAGAGCAGGGATTAGGAATATTCAAGATGATTCATATGCAGGTTTTAGCAATGACGCTGAAATAAGAAAAGGCAATGCTTCTATCCCAAAAGGATCAAGGATTTATTATCAAATCATAGGAAGTGGAGGAGAAGGTGATGGAATTGCTTATCAGAAAAATTTGACAAATACAGTAGACACTGGGAGTGACAACGATGAAGGTTACATGAAATTTGGAGTAAAAGATGTTGATGCTATTAGTCAAACGATGAGAGAAACTGCTGACGATCAGATTTCCTTTGGAGAACAATATTTACTTGGGACAGCTTTAGTCAGATGTGTTACTGCTGAAAATCCAGATGGTGCTCCTAGTGGAACTCGTTGGGAAAATGGTAAAGGTAATAAAACCTACGTGTTTGATGTACTTGAAGAAGGTAAAATTCAATGTACTCCTAACGATAATTTAGACAACCATCTTAATAATCCTGATTGGGATTTTGAGGGTGAAAATTTTAAGTTACCTAAGAGAAGTTCTAGGTTTTATTTTGAACAAAAATATAATGATTTAAACGATCCTGCAACAACATATGTATTGCAAAAAGTTTCTTTAGGAACGGTTTCTAATAATAGACGATGTGATATTACAGAGATAGGACTTAAATCTAAAGTATTTAAGCAAATGAATTTTACAAATGTAAATTCAAAACCAACAGAAGAAGATTTAAAAGATATTTTTAAAAACGGAAGTATGGTTTTAGGTAATATTAATAAACATATTACAAGGTATAGTTTTTTTAAAGTACAAATACGATTAACAAAAGACGGCGAATGGCAAGATTTAGTCGAAGAGAATGAAAACCATAGTGGTTTGTTTTGTGTTAGAGGCTCAAGCCCCGAAGAAAGATATAATTATATAAGGATCAATCATCCTAGAGGGCAGTATGAATATAGATTTTTTCCTTGGCCTGGGGCTGATGTTATAAAAACAATAATAGCTAATGCAGAAACAGATAATAAAGGTATTAAAGTTAATTTATTAGAAGCAAATAATGCAATTTCAAGTAGTGCTTTAGCTTCTTTTAATTCTACTATAAATAATATTTCAGTTGAATTTGCAGGTAATAAAGAATTACCTTTATTTAAAAGTGATATAAGTAATACTGAATGGAACATGGGAGCATCTGATGACCCCTCTGATCCTGAAGAATTTGCTGTAACAGCTACCGTTGATAATACTGGTATTCCAGAAAGTCTTAAGCAATTATCTTGGAGTAACGAAGGTGACATTAATAATCATTCTTATCTTGAAACTCAAAAGTTAATAAAAACAATTTATACAAGATTTTATGACGCTGGTACGTCTTCTGTTGAAGCGTTTGCGGTTCCTGCTGGAGGATATACAACTAGTTCATATACTTCTGTTAATTATGTTTCAGGAGACAATGCCACACTTATTCTTGTTGATAAATGGGCAAGTGGAAGGGGTTACAACGTTAATTACTATATAAACAACGATCATCGACCTGCTAATGAAGAAGGTTTTGGTGAGTCAGGAATGATTGGGTGGTTTACAAATGATTATATAGAAAGTTCTACTTTGGAATTTGTTCCTGCCCCAGTAAGTGAAGGAGGAGGTGAGACTATTAGAAAGCCAGATGGTTCTCTTCTTGCCGCACATTACACAAACTCATCAACAGGTTTGGCAGGTAAATTAATACCGATAAAAAACGCAAATATCCCTGGAGCTTATGGTTATGACTCCTCAACGGGAGCAGCAGATACAAGTAAAGCAAGCGAGCCAGGATACGGTCATCCTAAAACACCAACAAAGCCAGAAGGAGATCCACGTTTTTTCTATGTTCGTAGAATAGAAGTAACACCAGAGACAAGATCGCAAGTCGTTGGTTATCCAAAAATTGTTGATTTAACAGGGGGGAGTGGATCTAATGCAAGTATTCTTTTCAATATTTGGCACGATCCTAGTGATGACAGGGTTTTTGCAAGATGGGCACTTGATATGAATAGTCGAGGACAAGATTATGACAAGGATGATACTGTTGAGATTGAGCAAGTTGTAGATCCTGCGGATTCAAACAAAATACTTTTCGGCGGTGAAAACAACGAAGGCTTAAAGGTTCAATTAATAGTTCCCGACAAAAAAACTGAAGTGATAGAAAGTGTAGAGTTAAATCCTTATGATGCTGCTGCTGATTATTGGCTTTTCAATGGAGATCAATCAAGCCATTTAGATGGACCAGAGCATGAAATTATTTACTGTAATGAGATAGAAAAAAATAGTGTTTCTGACTATAAAGATTTAGCTTATGCAGCATTAAAAATTGATAGTTCAAAAGAATGGACAAATTTTAGTCAGTTTTCTGCATACATTAAAGAAGGAATTAAGGTTCATCGTTTAATAGAAAACTCAGATGGTCCGACACATTTATTTCCAGATATTGCTTATGCGTTATTAACAGATAAGACATTAGGTGCTGGTGAAATTATTAGTACAAATTCTGTTAATCAAGAAGACATGAAAGAAGCGGCACAATTTTGCAAGGCAAATAAATTCTTTTGGGACGGTATGATTTCTAACAAGGTTAATTTAAGAGAATTTATATTTGAACAGGCAACTTATTGTTTATTAGATTTTACAATTGTGGGAGGTAGATTTAGTCTTGTACCTTCTGTTCCTTATAAAGGTGATTACACAATTGATCATGATGCCGTCGTACCAATAAGTGCAATGTTTAATGATGGAAATACAAATGACTTAGAAGTGTCCATTATTCCTCCAGAAGATAGACAATTATTCCAAGCTAATGTTATTTGGAGAGACGAAAAAGAAAATGGTTTTGCAGAAACAAAATCAGAGATTATAAAATTAATAGGTGGTGAAGATCACCCAATCAAAACATTTGATTTAAGTGGTTTTTGTACAAATTCAACACATGCAAATATTTTTGGAAAATATGTTATTAGTGCTGCAGAAAAAACAACTCATATGATTACATTTAAAACAAGCCCTAATTATGTGGCAGGTTTAAAGGCAGGTAACTATATAAGAATGTATTCGACAGTCCAGCATACAGATAGATTTAGAAACGGAGCTATTCTTCCAAGTGGAGAAGTTGTAAGTAAAGAGCCTATAACAAGTAGTCACAACATTTATATTTGGAATCCAAGTGAAACAGCAGTAACATTTTTAAAAGCTGTAGATTTTGATGATTTAGAGGTTTTACAAAACCTTGCAAGATCTAATGGTTCGTTATTTACAATTGTAGAAAATCAAGCTTCTAATCAATGTTATAAAGTAGAAAGTCTTACTTATGGAGAAGATGGTTTAATAGAACTAGCTGCTTCACATGTTGAATTGGTTGATGTTAATGAGGATACAGGACTTGGTAAATTAGCTATATTGCAAGGGTGGGGAAAGACTAATGCTCGTTTCGCTTAAAATATAATGGCAACTTCAAGACCTTTTCCAAGTATCAAACCAAGCTCCAGAAGTTATTCCCCTGGGACGTATCCAAGTACAGATTTTGAATCGTTAGACGGTACGAAAACACATATTCGTTATGGAAATAAAAGAGTTAATGCAACCTTAAGTCTTGGCTTTTCAAATATTACCGATCAAAAAGCAGCAGAAATTTTAGACCATTATCAAGCAGTAAACAGCGTATGGGATTATGTGACTTTTTCTCAACAAAGCGGAACGGCAGGGGTGAAGTGGGCTCCTCTTCAGGACTATTTAAAAGAATCTGGATCAGGTTTGAAATGGCGTTATTCTGGACCTCCAACTGTAACAAGTACCTTTAAAGGTTTGAGCAATGTAAGCTGTTCTTTTGTCGCTTGTCTCGATTCACCGTAGAATAAACGCAATGTTTTTAATTTAGGGCTGTGGCGAAGTATTTCAGTGGAAAGGACGGAAAGCTGTTAGTAGGAGGAGCTAATGTTGCTCAACTACAGAGTTGGAGCTTTTCACAGTCAATGTCTGTACTTGAGATCACAGCAATGGGTGATACAGATAGAACACTAAAGCCTGGTGTTAGAAGTTATTCAGGCAGTGCAAGAGCTTATTACTACACTCCAGGAGCGACTACTTCTCCTGATGTAAGTTCTTTGTTATCAGCAGCTATAAAAGATAGTGGAACTGAATCAGATAAAGTTACTTTGATATGTAGATTGGAAGAATCAGCAGGATCAGCGACAAACGCAAGAGATATTGAATTTAATGTCTATATAACAAGTGTTTCTATGAGTAGTTCTGTAGGAGAAGTTTCTTCTGTTGACTTTAGTTGGGAAGCTGACGGTGCTCCTACCACTGGTAGTACTCTTGTTAAAAATTAACTGTGGCTGTTTATTTTGGACAAAATGGTGAAGTAGAAATTCGCAGGGATACTTTGTCATCCCCT